ATGCCAAAGAGGCTGCCAATCGCATTGCCAGCCCCCGTCAAGAGTGTCTGCGCCCCGCCACCCGAGCCACCGGCGCCGAGATCCTTGATCAGGTTGGTGATGTTGCCGGCCAGCGGCTTGGTGACCAGATCCTCGAACACGAGCCGGGTGAGTTGCTTGTCGAGCCGATCGAGCACATCGAGGAAGCCTTCGCCCTCCAGCACGGCATCGGCGAACGAATCGGCCACTGCTTTGCCGCCCTCTGCAGCCAGTTCGTTGAAGCGCTGCAGACCCGGATCCTTGGCATCGAACGCGCGCTCACGCGCGACCCGCAGCTGTTCCAAGTAGGCAATGACCGCCGGATCTCTCGTCTCCGCCGAAAGCTGCTCGGCCTGCGCGATCAGCTTGTCGAGCTGGGCGATCGAGCCTTCGCGGATCCGCAGGATCTCGGCTTCGGTTTCGGCGCGGCTGAGGCCTTGCCGCTGCGCGCGGATCAGGAAGGCCTCTTCCTTCACGCTGGCGCTCGCGTTGGCGCGCGCGATGTCTTCCTGAACCTTGCCGAACTCGGCTTGCACGCGCAGCGCGCTATCGAGCGCAGCGATGCGGCCTTGATCGGCGCCGGGATCTTGGGCGAGCAGCCGCTGCGCATCACGCAAGCGCTCAGCGTTGCGGATCAGCTCGGCGCCGAACCGGTCACCCGACAGCTCGGCCAGTTGCGCATCGAGGTCGGCCAGGCTGCGGCGGAATTCTTCCGTGGCGCGCACGCGCTGGCGCTCGGCCGCTTCCGCCGCCTGGCCAGCCTCGCGGTATGCCTTCGATTGCTTGGCGAGCACCTCGGCGATGCGGTTCTCGGTGTCCTCGCGCTCCTGCGGCTTGGTGGCCTTGGCTTGGAACTGGCGCAGCGCCGCAATCTCCTTGTCGAACAGCTCTTGCTGTTTCACGAGGAACTGCTCTTGCGCGCGCGCCTTGCTGTCAAAGAACGTTGCGATGCTGAGCTGGCCGTCGGCGAACGCGTCGGCGAGCCGCGTGCTCTGCGCGTCAAACAGGTCGGCCTCGCGCGCCAGGCTTTCCTGGATGGCCTTGATGCGGCCCTCGAGCTGCTTGCGCAGCAGCGCGGCGGCGTCGCTCTCGGCGCTCGCGTTCGGCAGTGGTGGTGCGTCTGGTCGCGCGCGGTTGAAGCGCCGGCGGCCCTCAGTGTTGTCGGTCTGGCCTCTGATGGACGCGTTTTGCGCGCCGCGCAGCGCCGCGACTTCATCGGCCGCAGCCTTCGCGTTTTCCTCCACCAGCTTCAGCTGGCGCGCCAAAACCTGATTGCCGGGATCCGATGCCAGCTTGGCCTGGAGCTTGTCGACTTGAGCGGTGGTGGCGGCAAGCTCGGCCTGCGCCTCCTTGAGGCGATCGGGCGGGGGCGTGACACCGAACAGCAAGTCGCGCACGTCCTGGCCGGTGAGTCGGTCTTTGGCCGCCTTCTTGATGCCGTCGATCGCGAACTCGAGCAGCTTGCCGTTTTTCGCCGCCTCGACCCACTTGTCGGAGAGCTCAGCGAAACGCTCGACGAAGCCGCTGGCGATGGTGATCTTCAGCGCGCTGGCTGCCGTGCCGATCTTCACCAGGTTGTCGTTGAAGCGCTCCGACTCTTGGGCCAGCTTCGTGCTGATGACGCCGCCGAACTTGTCGAGCTCGATGCGCGCGTCGACGATGCCCTGGCGGCCGCTGTTGAGCAGCGGGATCAAGGCTTCGAAGCTCTTGCCGCCGATCGCGTTGGCCAGGGCCACCTTGTTGGCGCTGTCCGCGAAGCCGGCGAATTTCTGCGCGACATCGCCGAGCACGTCGATCGCGTTGCGGGCCTTGCCTGACGAGTCGGTGACCGCTACGCCGATCGTTTTGAATGCCTCGGCCTGCTCCTTCTCGCCGCGCGCCGCTGCAGCGATGTTCTGGTTGAGCTTCTTGAGGTTGCCTGCCAGCTCTTCGGTGGAGATGCCGGCCAGCTTCGCCTGGAAGTCGAGCGCGCTGAGATCCTCGACGGCAATGCCGGTGCGCTGACTCAGCTTGTTGAGCTGGTCGGCGTACTCGATCACCGGCGCAGGATTCAGCGCGGCGTTGAGGCCGCTGGCCACCAGGCCGATGGCGCCCCCGCCGGCCGAGAACTTGGCGATAGTCGCAAGGGTGCTGTCGGCGTTCTTCCGCAGCGCGGCAAGGTTCTTCAGAGCCGATGCGAACGCCGCGGCGGTCTGATCCTTGCCGCTGATGACGATCTCGGCTTTTTCAGCCATGCCACCACTCAGGCAATTCGATGCGGACGTCGCCGTAAAGGCTCTCCGTCAGCGCCTCATCGCGAGCCTCGTTCAAGACGATGCGGCCTTGCTCGTCTCGTTTCAGGATGATCACGAGCCGTTGCTGCTCGTCAGCGGTGAAAACCTCTTTGCGCTGGTGGCCGTCGAGAAAAACCCGAATGCCGGCACCAAACGCACGCTGATCGAAACCGGGGTCGCCGGGCGTGACGCTCACGCGCATTGCATCACCTCTTGCGAATCGACTTGCCCAGCGCGGCCGCGAAATCCTTGATGGCCGCCTGTGCCTGCTCTTTGGTGGGCGGCGGCGCTGGCGCGGCGCGCGGTGTCCAGATGGGTGGCGCGAACTCGCGCGCGCGCCATTGCTTTTTGTCGCGCCGAATCATTGGCCCGTTGTGCAGCGCGGCCAACATGACGGCCCAGCGCCCGCGATCGTGGTCCGCGCCGACTTCCTCGGTCGCCATGAACTCCAGCCACAGGCCGAACTCGCCGGAGGACATGCGGCCGCCGAGCTCCGCCACGGTGCAGCCGATCAACGCGGCCAGCCGGAACGCCGCACGCAGCTCCGGCCGGCGTGTCAGTTTTTTGCGTTGTCTTCACCGTCGAACCCGTTGAGTCGGAATGCGACGTTGGCGAGCTGGATGGCGACTGACTTATTGCGCGTGCCGAACGCCTGCCACTCTTGAACGCTGAGCAACGGCTCGTCGCCCTCGCCCAGCACCGTGATGGCCAGCAACTGCGGAACGATCGCGTGCACTGATCTGCGCGAGGCCCTCGCCGCTTTCGGTTTCGCGTCGGTGGGGGGATCACTCGGCTCGCCCTCCGCTTTGAAGTCCCCGCGCAGAACGTTGTCGAAGTCGAGCCGATCGCTGAGCGGCATCTCGGTGACGGTCACGTCGCCCCCGAGCGCCGGCACGGAAACCACCTCGCGCCGCAATTCCAGTTGAGCGGCAATCGCCGCCCGGTTCGCAAATGCCATGCCGCGCCCCCGCAGGCTGTTGAGAAACGATCAGGTCGAATAAACGGTCGGGACGCCTTGCGCCTCGAGCGACACGTTGGTTTTCACCACGTCCTGCGCCGCGCCCGTGGGAATGCCGGCCGCGCTGATGAACGAGTCGAAAACCATCTTTGAGCCGGTGGCGAAGCGCAGGCGCACCGCGCGCTTGGAAAGCTCGGTGGTCGCTTCCTTCAGCTCAAGCATTGCCGCGTCGCTGGGTGCGAACAGGCAGCCGAACTGCAGCGAGAACGGCGACACCACAGTCGGCACGCGCCGGCGCACCTGATCGTGGATCGTGGTCACGTCGGCGAACTCGGGCTCGCCGCCCGACACGTTCACGTCTTGCACGTTGGTCATGCTGACGCCGAAGGTGAGCACCGAGAACGTGCCAGACGAGAACGTCTCGTAGTTCGTGGTGTTCTCGCCCTCCAGCTCGAACGTGTTGCCCGCGCCGTTGACGTTGGCGACGCGAAAAATCCGCTCGTTCACCTCGACCATGCCGCTGACCGTGAGGCGCACATAGTCGCCGTTGACCGGATCGGTGCCGGTGTAGCCGACGACGCCGGGGTTGGCCTTGCTGATCGAGTTGATCGTGATCCCGGCCGCGGCCGCGGTTTCCACATCGACGCCTACGTTTGCCCAGAAGTCCATGGTGTTGGCCTCTCAGTTGATGATGGTGTTGGGGTCGTTGCTGCGCGTCTTGAACTCGGCGCGCAACGTGATCGTGAGAAGGCCGATCGCGGCCTGGCCCTCGGGCGGCATGGCGCGCTCGATGCGGCGTTGGGTGAGCAGTACCTTGGTGGACAGCGTCGCCAGCGCGTCAGCCGGCGGCGTGATGGAGAACAGCGCGGCAAGCCACTGCGCGGCCAGCGCGTGCATCTCGTCGTCGACGTTCTCGACCTCACGAACGGTGCCCTGCAGTTCGATCTGCAGCGTGTGCCGCTGCACAGCCGGCGAGTGGACAGTGATGGGCTCGATGTCTTCGTCCACGGCGATCACGCGGCCCGCAGGCACCGCCCCAGGCTTGTCGACGTCAATCGGCCAGGCGCGGCTGGTGTAGATGCGGCTGCCAGCGAGCGCGAGGCCGGTGATGCGTGTCGCGACCGCGTCGACGACCTGAGCGCTGGCGAGTGCCACGTCAGACCTCGACCAGCGCGACGCGTTGTCGGCCGCCCTCGTCGAGCGGCAGGATGGCGCGGACCTTGTAGCCCACGCTGTTGATGGTCAGCGAATCGCCCTCGGCAAGCGATGGATGCTCTGCGGGCTGCATCTCCAGGCTGGGCTCGCGCGTGACGTAGCCATCGCTGCTGACCATGCCTTGCGCCGCGTCGAAGACGACGGGAAAAGGATCGCCGACGCTCGGAGTGGCCATTGCGTTGCTCAACTTGCCGAAAACGGCGTTGTTGACTTTGGCTTCGAGGTCGGCGAAAGACATGGCTGCCTGCGAGAAACTCGGTTCAGGTCGCCACCGGCAGCGCCGGCATGATCTTCATCTTCACGGTCGAGGATGGATTGGCCGCCGCTTCCACCGCGACCCCGACCTGTTGCTGCGCAGTGGTCGTCTTGTTGACGACAGAGTTGGTGGCGTCCCAGAACAGTCGATCGCCGACGCTGATCGCGAGCGCACTGGTCTTGGCGATCGTGACCACGCCTTCGGTCTTGAAGGCCGAGGCCGTGCCGCTGACTGCATCGACCAGCGCCACGCCGAACAGCGCGGCGCCGAACAGTCGGCCTGTGCCAGTGGCCACGGTCGCGCCCGGATCGAGGTCGAGCACGTCGCCCGTCTGAACGAAAGTCTTCATGTCGTTTCCTTGGCAGTGGGGTTGAACGCTGCGAGCGCGTCAGGCGCCAGCCGACTTCAGCAGGCCGCGGAAGTCGATGGCCTTGGCGGCGAAGTCCAAGCGGCACTTCCACGACATGCCGTCGACTTCGAAGCCGACCTCGCTCTCGATGACCGGGCCCTCTGCACCGTCGAGGTAGCAGTACTCGATGGTGTCGACGCTGTTCGGGTTGGCCGCGAGGTACCAGGCGGTCGCGCTGTTGGCATCAAGCAGCACCTCGACCACCGGCTCCAACGCTGTGCGGCCGCCACGGCGGAACTCGTTGACTGCGCTGGTGGTAGCTGGCACGAAGTCCGAGCTCGTGAGCTGGTAAGCGGTCTGCTCCAGCGCCGCCGGGACGATCAGCGTGGCGGGCACGATGTTCAGCTCTTCCGATTGCAGGCCCTTCTGCTTGCGCATCGCCGTGCGCGCGCTGATCAGACCAGCCGAGGCGAGCACCGAGCCGCCGCCGCTCAACAGGTTGGCGTGGCCGCCGGCTGTCGTGACCGCCGTGGCGTTGAACAGCGCACCGGTGTCGGCCAGCGCCGCGTTGGTCGTGAGGATCGAGTAAACGGTGCGGTTTTCGAGCCGCTTGGCGCTGTCACCGAACGCCGTCATCAGGCGGTCGAACCCGCGCAGGTCATCGTTGACGATGGCTTGCCGGCTGAGGCCAACGATGCGACCGTAGGTCAGCATCGAGTACGTCTCTTTGCCGTCGGTCATGCCGCCGTACTTGAACTCGCCGTGTTCGTTGGTTTGGAGCAGGTCCGGCGCCGCGCCCAGTTGCACCACGCTCATGGCCTTGAAGTCCGGCGCGTTCGGCGCGCGGCGGGCCCACATCTGGTATGTGGCGTTGTTCTCTTCGTAGGCGTTGCGCAGCCGCTTGTTGGCGACGTTGGCCAGCAGGTTCGCGAAGTCGCTGGTGGTGTGGTAGCCCGGCGCGCGGAAATGAATCATCTCGGTGGCCAGACGCATGCGGTCCATGCCACGCGTCTTCACGCCGTGCGCTTCGAGGTGCTCGCGGCCCATCTCCAGCAGCGACAGGCTGCGGTACTGACGGCCGTTGTCGGTGAGCTTGGCCTTGGGATCGCAGCGGGACATGATCGCCTCGCTGATGCCGGCCATGCGCGTCTCGTGCTCGTCGGCAACCGTTTCGATCTGGGTATTGCGATGGCCACCGGCGGCGGCATCGCGGCGTGCGATTTCCTCGAGCACCGCTGCGCGGGCGTCTTCGATGGTCTTGCCGTCGCGGATCATCGCGGCGGCCAACTGCGGCACGGCGTGACGCGCGCACAGTTCGGTGATGCCGGCAGACCGCGCCACCTCGGCCGTGCGGGCGGCAACAGCGGCTGCGTCGGTTGCGGCGCGCGCAGCGGCAGCATCGGCATCGCGCTTGGCCTGGATTTCGGCGTCGGTCATGGTGTTGCCTTTCGGGGGTTGGGCTGCAGCCCGGTTGGTTGGGGTGATCTCGACGAATTCGCACGTGAAGGTGCGGGCGTCTCGCTTTTCGTTTGCGGGCTGGGCGTCGGCTGAGCGCACGACCTGCGCATCCATGTCGGCCGGGATCGGCACGAGCGAGCCTTCGTAGCCCGCCCAACGGGTGACCTCGTACGTCCACACGCCGCCCTCTTCCTCGGGCGGCATCATTTCGACGCGCTGACGGACGTAGCCGACCGAGACATTGCGGATGACGCCGTCGTCGACGTCTTGCACGTAGCCAGCGACGGATGGCCGGCGCGAGAAGGTCGCGTCAACCAGCAGCCGGCCGGCCTCGACGCGGGGCCTTTCCAACACGCCAAGCACCGCCTCTAGTTCCCGGGCGTTGTGCGCGTTGAGCAGCGGCGCGCCGCGCTTCAAGCGCTCCATGTCGACAGATGATTCGTCGACGCGGAGCATTTCGTTGTACCAACGCTCGCGGTAGTAGTCGTACCTGCGAACTGCAGCGCCTGCGGAGAGAACCAGAGTTGCGCTCGCGAGGGGTGCTTTCTCGTCCTGGGTCGCTTCGGCGCGTTTGAAGTCGCGCACCTCGAGCAAGCGGCCAGCGAGCGGCAGTTCGTCGCGGCGGATCGCTACATCTTTCGCTCCCGATGTCTTATGCGCGGTGGCTTTCGGCATGGGGCCGGATGTTGCGGCGGCCCGTTGTCTCAAGTCTCGGGGGAAAGTGAGACGATTTTGCTGCGCGACTCAGCGGGCGACGCGCACAGCACGCCTACTCGGCGTCGACTTTTGGCTCGTTCGCTGCTTGCTGATCGCCCGGCAACTTGCCCTTCTCTTTGAAGAGCAACCACTGGTCGATGCCCAGCGCCCTGAAGCGATCCAAGTCGCTCTTGATCTCGGCGAAGACCTGCTCCGGCTCGTAGCCGCGCATGCGCAGTTTTTCGCTGACGCTGGCCAGACCGAGGCTTATCTCGGCCGCGTCAGCTTTGACGTCCTGCTCGGGGTTGACGTAGTCCCATTTGGGCGGCGAGTAGTCGACCGCATAGTCGCGTTGCCACAGGCCAGCCAGCTCCCCGGCGTCGATGCACGCGCGATGGATCGGATCGCACAGGCGCGGAATCAGCGTGAGCCATCGCACCTGATCCACGCTGCGACGGAAGTCCAGCAGCCTGACGCGAGCGCTGGAAAAGTTGACCTCCTTGACATCGCCGGTGAGCATTTCATACGTGACGCCCATGCCCGCGGCGATCAGGTGCAAGTGCAGCTTGACGTGCTCGGCATAACCGCCGGCGGCCTTCGGTTCGACCATCGTCACGCTGGTGCCAACAGGCACGGCGGTGATTTGGCCGCTTGCCAAATCGCCAAGGCTTCCAGTGTTCTGGATCTCGCTTTGCGTGAGTGGCTGGCCATCAGATGCCGGATTCGCAAAGAACGTCGGATCTGGGCTGACCAACGCGCTGAGCCGCGCCTCGAGGTTCTTCCGCGCGGCCTCGGCGTCCATGTACAGGCTCAGGTCGCGTGCCGACACGATCACCGGCGCCAGCCGCGAGAAGCCGCGACCCTGGCTCGGTCGCTTGGGACCGAAAAGGTGGATGATGTTCGCAGCGGCCACGAATCGGCTTTGCGTTCGTGTGCCGCGCCGGATCGACACGTCCCCGGGATGCTGATCCCACAGCCAGTAACCGGCCACCGCGCCCAGAAAATCGTAGGCGACGCCGTTCACGACGTCATAGCCACCGATCACGCCCAGCTTTGTGCTGTCGAGCCAGTCAATTTCCAGCAGCTGGAGTTGAAGTGGAATCGGCAGGTTGTCGGTTGGGCGGCGGGCGCGCAGCCGGATCATGACCTCGCCGTCCTGCTCCATAGCACGGTAGGCCGCCGCCTGCATACCGAAGTAGTCGAGTCGGCCGTCGGCATCACAGACCTTGAACCACTCGGCGAGGGTCGCATTGATCTTGGCTGCTTGGGTGCCGGTCGCTCTCGGCTTGATGCCGGTGCCGATGGTCTGCGACACAAGCGCATCGAGGCCGGCTTCGATGTACGGCACGTTTTGAACGAGTGCGCGCGCTTTCGCTCGGATCGTCGATGCGTCGGCCAGGTGATCGGCGTTCGCTGATGCGCCGGCGCGGCGCGGCCGCCAGCCGTCGCGCGGCGCCGCTGCTTCATACGCGCGCTTGAGCTGCGTGCGGTGGTGATGCCGGATCAGCCCGGCCCGCGGGTTGATCCATCCGACCAGCTTGTCAACGATGTTCACGCGTCACTCCCCGCGCTGGGTGGTGAACGTGAAGCCGTAACTTGCACGCTTGCGCGGCGTGGTGCTGCCGGCGAGCACGGCCGCGACGTGTGCGCGTGCCTTCAGCAGCTCGTCGGTGGATCGGTAGCGCACACTGCGCCCTTCGAGCCGCACTTCGAGCTCACTGCTGGCGATGGCTGAATCGAGGGCGTCGAGATCGGTCTGCGAAAGAGCCATGGGGGCGCACGCTAACCGCCGCCCCTGTCTCAAGTCTTGGGGGAAAGTGAGACGGAATCAGGCCGGCTGGCGGCCGCCGGCGCGCTTCAGGATGCGATAGACCGTCGGGCGGCTGATGTCCAACTGGCGCGCGACCTCGGTTGCATTGCGGCCGTCGAAGAGTGCGAGCACCTGTTGTGCGATCTCGGCTTGGCGCTGGCTGCGCCCGCTGCGGATATAGACCTTGTCCATGCCGCCAAACTCGGCGCGCAGCGCATCGGTCACTTCGGCGCGCCGCCCGGCCAACTCCGGAATGAGCGCCAGGCAGTATTCGAACACCCGGTCGACCAGATCCGGATCGGCAAAGCGCTCGCTCAACACGTGGTGCTGGTGCCGCTTCGCGGCTTTGCTGACCTTCACCATGCGCGCCCCTGCGGCTGGCTGGCGCGCTGCGGCGCGGCGCGGGGCGATGCTTCTGCCGGGCGCAGCGCTGGCGCGGCCGGTTTGGGCGGCGGCTCGGTGGCGCGCACCTCCCATTTGGCCCAGTCGCCGGCCTGCCAACGGTCGATGCCGACGTAGTGCGCCGCCGCCAGAGCGTACACCGCGCAGTCGAGCGCCTCGTTTCGCTTGCCAGGCGGCTTGATCCATTCCAGGCGAGGCCGGCCCTTGACGTAGCGCGTCACCATGCGTTCGGAGGTGATCTGCTCGAACACCTCGGGCGGCAGATGCTTGCTCAGGAGAACGTAACCCGGTCCCGGTTCGGCGATCCGCATGCGGGCATAGATTTCTGCTTTCGCGGTGTCGGTCCCGATGGGCCACACCTTGACGCCGCGCTTGTGCCGCGTGCCCTGCCACGTGACATCGATGTCGTTCGGCTTGCCCAGAATGGGTTTGCCTGATTGACTTGCACCCCGTACGGCGTAGACATGAGCATCGCGATACGCGCGGCTGTAGGCGTAGACAGCCTGCGTCGAGTGCCCGCCGGAGTCGACGAACGCGGCGAGGATCGGCACAACCTGGCCAGCGGCGTGCATGATCGGCGTGCGTCGGTATTCGGTGAGCTGAGCCCACGGCGAACCGGCGACGCTCTCGGGTTGATTCGGGTCGCCGTAGAACACCGCGCGGTCGACCAGTTGGCGTGCCATCCCGCGGCCCCAAGCCCAAACGTAGGCCTCTAGCCGATCGCCCTGTGTGTCCACAGCCATCGTGCAGACGAAGTGCCCGTGATCGACAACGCGCACCGGGATGTCGGCGGCGCGCTCGCGCAGGCCTTTGCTGTCGGCGCGGTCACCGGTTTCCTCGAACGTCTCGGCGAGGCGGGTATTGACGAACACCCGCAGGAGCGACAGGTCGCCGCGACTGGCCGCGACGTTCGCCTCGTGCCACTCGGTGGCGATCAGGCTCCATGCGAGCCAGCCGATGGGCGAGTACAGGCCGTTGAGGTGGAAGCCGCGCACCTTGCCGGCCTGCGCACCAGGTCGCTCCGCGATCCACACGCCGCCGGCGAGCATCGTGCGCTTGTGGTGCTCCTTGATCTCGCAGCCGTTGGCCACGCAGACGTAGCGCACGCTGGTGACGATCGGCGCGCCGGCCGCATCCTTGTCCCACTTCAGGCCGTGCGGTGTCTTTGCGCCAAGCTCCAGCCGCTGATAGGCGCCGCAGTGCGGGCACGCGACGTGGAAGTAACACCGGTCGGTGGCTTCGAAAGCGGCCTCGATGCGGCTGAAATCCTTCGTGGTCGGGGTGCTGGTGCGTAGCCGCTTGCGTCGCGTGAACGTGGTTTGCCGCGCCTCGGCCAGCTTGCTGGGGTCGCCCTCGCCGTCCACGTCCAGCGGGAAGTTGTCCACCTCGTCGAGGTAGAGGTCGCGCACTGGCGTTGACCGCAGGTCGGCCGCGCTGTTGGCGCCGGCGATGACCAGAATGCCGCCGTCGAACTCCTTGAGCAGTGTGGTGTTCGCCTTGTCGCGGCTGCGGTTCGCGGCGACTCGGCTGGCGAGCTGCGGGCTGCCAGTGAGCAGCGGCGCAATGCGCTGACGGCTGTTGCGCTTGGCTACCGTGTTGGTCGGCCAGACGATCATCATCGGGCCGGGGTTGTTGGCGATGGCCGCTCCGATGCAGTTCAGCAGCACCGTCGTTTTTCCGGTCTGCGATGCCCAAACGAGCACGACCTCTTCGACGGCGCTGCGCGGCGCCATGCAGTCCTGCGGCTCCTTCGCGTAGGGTGTTCGCGCCACGCGGTAGGGGCCGGCCTCGGAACTCTCGCCGCTTCCGAGGTACCGCTCCAGCTCGGCCCATTCGGTGGTTGTCTGGCGCGGCGGCGGCGCCATGAACTCGCGCAGCAGGTCGCGCGCGAGCGCCGTCGACGCCGCGTCGAACTCATCCTCGACGCGGGCGGCCAGCGCGTCCATCACTTGACCTCGGAAATTTGGGCCAGGACGGAGTACACCTCGTCCTGCAAGATCTCGTGCACCTTGGCCTCGTCGCTCTCAGCGGCAAGCACGGATTGCAACCGCGCCGGCATCTGCAGCATCGACTGGCGCAGGCCGACGAGCAGCCGGGCCACCTCGGTGCGCACCTTGTCGCGATGCACCAGCACACCCTTGCGCTCGAGCAGGCTCAGTTCCCGCTCGTTCGCTTCGGCGATGGCCCAGCGGGTGCGTGCGTCCTGGTATGGGTTCGCCGCCGGCGCCGGTGGCGCCTCCGGCTTGGTTGGCGTGTGCCCGTTCACCGGTGCTCGGGCCGTGATGCGCTGGCGCACGTTGGCCGCCTTCCACGCCGCCGCCTCTTGAATCGATGTCGATGGCATGCCGGCCCTGCGATAGCGAGTCACGAGGCCCGGGTCTATGCCCAGGCCTGCCGCGATCTCTTTGCGTGACAGCATTCACCGTTGCTGGTCGATACGGGGTCAGGCCGGTTCGACGGCGCTCTCGGCCCACCAGTCTTGGCAGCCAACACCATCGGCTCGCTTGTAGCGAACGAAGTAATTCGGCTCCGCGGTCTTGTACTCGGCCCTGCCGATCACTTGGCCCACCTCTCCGCTCACCGCAAATCGGACC